CCACACTCCAGATCCCCTATATCCAATGAAACACGGCAGCACCCAATGCAATGGGATGGCCTGCGTGTAATTATAGGGTTTGGTTCCAACACCCACCAATTGGGATGCATTGTGGATACCATTGGGATCAAAGCCCGGATATGGTGGCAGCTTACCAAATCGAAAGGTCTGGATTTGCATATTATTTTGGACAACTGTGTCGGTCGGATTGCCCTGAATCCAGAGGAAATTGGCGCGATGCAACAACACTCTCAATGAGCGCACACATTCACCAAAATTCACCCTATACAGAGCATGTGGTGCCAACGATGGCTGCTTAATGGTAAGATGAGTCTCTTCCTCATGCATAACCTCTTGGGATTGCACTTGGAAGTTCACCAAACCTCCCGTCGTTTTGATGGGATTAGCAAATTCCATATTGTCACCACCCCGGACTGATACAAGGATAGATACAGGGGCAGTGGATACAGGTGCCGTCAGGGCAGTCAAAACACGCAGCACAACACAACCATTATCCAAATCATCATTAACAGACCATGTTGGTGAAGCTGATGTACTCCATTGTGCATTAGCAGGGTCGATATTCTGTCGAGTCTGCAAGAATGCCAAAGCCTGTTGATATGGTACTCGTAACTCCACATCGTTCTGTTCACCCAAGTCCACAATCTGTGTGTATACAGCAGATGTGGTATTGGTCGTGTTGACAATATTAGTTGTCGCATTACCCTGTGGGTCAAACGCAATTAGCAAACGGCCTTTATGGTATGGACTCGCAATTATACGAAAGCGGAAGATGATATCTCCACGCCAATCGTTAAAAAGCTTGGAAACCATAGCCATGGGCGTCATATCCACTAACGAGTTATTACTTGTACCTGTTGAACGATATAACCAAGGGTTTACACGTGAATAGAACAAAATATCATCTGTAACATTCGTGGTAGCCCAAGTTGTGCGTACGAGAAATGATTCGTGTTGCACCAATCTATCAATAGCTAATGGGTCCTCGGCATCAATTCCGAGGGAACCATTATCAATCGATAGTTCATTCTTAGGGTCCAATGTCAACTTTTCCACTGGGAAACCAATCTCGGGGGAGGCAAACATAGGAAAGGCACGTGGCTGCAGTGGTTTTGCATCCTCTATAACGGGTACATTAGTAAATCCGAAGAGGGAAGCAATTCCAGCTACTGCTTTAGCACCTATCTCAGTGGCCGTTGCATAGCGCCCAATAATAGGTACGCTGCGGAACATCTTTGCTACCGAAGCCACAACTGTAGCGGGTTTTGAAACCACACCTTGACCGTACTCGGTCTCAGCAGATTGCAAAGCCAGACCCACGGTAGAGCCCGACAGCTGAACATCTTCGGCCCAGGCATACACCTGAACCGTCACGCCAGTCCCCGTCACGCCATTCGCACTCTGAAGTGCAGTGTACGTGAGGAAATCCAGTTGTCCCATATCCTGGAAGTGTTGTGAAACACCAATCTTCAGCCAATTTTTATGGTAGAAGAAGGGTAGTGTCATTTCACCGCCTTGCGAACCCTGTGGATAAATCCAAACCATAGGTCGCTGGGAAAAAGGTACAAGCGTAGATTGACCATTGTTCAGTACAATGGTGGAGGGTGTTAGATTTTGAAGGGGTTGATAGGCCATACCCATGCACCCATAATAAAATGGGGACGCATTAACTATGACCTTAACCTTCAGATTGCAACGGAGAAACGCAAAATTGTTCAACTTGAACTTAATGCGAGTATCATTAAAGAAAGCCTGCCAAGGGTAGACTGTTCGTTTGACAATATCCGTTGAATCAGATTCATTCCATGTGAACGAATCAATTCGCACTGGGCGCGATAGGAAAGTTTTCAAATCTGCTGCCGAAACCTCATCCACAAGGGACACAGGATCGGTATCAGTTGGCTCTCCAACAGACATACCAGTAGCCTCATCAAGGAAATTTACTGTTTCCTGTTCGGTGATGCTACCATTAGTATCTGGTGTGAGTGGCACCTCAGCACTCTGTCGCCGCAAGGGCGGAGAATTGGGATAATCCCAATCCTTGAAACATATACACTTGTGAACAGAGCACAAGCACTCGGGACAATTAACCGTGTCCTCACGGCATTCACATATATATTTAAAGCAAACCAAATATTTTTCTGTATGTTTTTATGGTTATTATTACATACTATAGATGTCTTTTGGATCCCAGCCACATCCTTCTGTAAATACAGATTTCGGGGAGCGCCCAGGCAGGGAGACATATATAGTGTCCACGCTACGAAGAAGGTACATCACATCCAACACTACGTCAGTAACTACACTATACGTTTCCTTTTTGGTTTAACGGACTTAGGAAACAAGCCCGGCATGCCACTTAAGCATGCTGACGAATCACTCCTGAACATCTCCAGAAGCGATCACACAACTGCTCCCAACTTGGGAATGCACCTTCACGGAC